GGATCATAGATCCATGCTCTAGCGGAGGCTCCTTTATGGGATTTTGCGATGATGATACTAATCAACAGATTAGGAAGTTGCTGAGGAAGAAGCGAAAGCGTAAAACCTCGCACTCCACCGGCAGAAATGCCGGTCATCGTTACCGCGGAAAACCTAAGATGGTAACGCAACCCATCGCATGGACTGTTGAACAGCCAGGCGATGATGTTTCGATACCAGCTCCTGGGACTCCCATTGAACTAATGTCACCGAAGACAGAAGAGATGTGGGATACCCACGGATATATCCAAAATTGGTATAATCCGTGTGTGAAGGAGAAGTACCAAGGTGGTAACGTCCCTTGGGAAAACGTAGAAGACGAGGATGGAGTTGTGATTGACTTTCATGATCAATCTCCCTCTGCTCGTGCTTCTATACGTGCGACAGTTCCGTTCCTAACTGAGGCTCAACTTGACGAGCTTGCTCTTCAAAGTGAGTTAAAACTCAGTAGTGTGGTCAAGCAAAACGTTATGCTGGTGAATTTCCTTTTGGAACTTTACCGGACTATAACTGGCAAGATATCGAACATCAGAAAATTTTCTGGTGTATACAATGCGGCAATTAAAGCTTATTGGAAAGCCAAGAAGCGATATTTGTCGCAGGGGCACAAAGAAGCAGCAGCCCATTGGCTGGCCTGGAACTTTGCGATAAAACCCACGATATCTGACTTGAAAGGTATTCTGTGTTCAATCACTTATGCTGATGCAAAAATGAAATGGATGCAGAATAACAACCACAAGATAGTGTACATGGATTACAGTAGAGACTTAACCGAGTTACTCGATTATGATCCCGCTGAATTCCTGCCAGGTGAGTTCCACTTTTCAATTTTGAAAGCGGATCCCCTAGCTTCCTATCCGAACGGCTTTTACCAAACCTTCGTGCGATGGACAGACGAGGTTAAACTCGAATATCACGCACGATCGAAGATCTTCTTGGATATTCCAGACGATCTTCTGGATGGTAATAAAGGCATAGGAACACTTTGGGCAGCTATGCAAGGTCTCTATAATCCTATAGGGATCGTTTGGGAAGCAATCCCATTTACATGGCTGATCGACTATTTCCTAAGTTATCGTGCTAGATTATTCCAGCAGATATACGACCAAAATCCCTTTGATAAGGGGATCACGGTCTTAGGATTTGGTCACTCATTCAAGTTTTCCGGGATCGCCGACGTCCGTGTATTCAGGAATCGAAACCCTGAACTCGGTCTTGAAGGCGAGCTTTGGAATTACTATGGACGAGTAAAGTATGACCTATACTGGCGCAGAGCTGGCTTGCCCTTCCCAGAGCAAGTCACTTACTTCCGCTTACCCGGTGACGGGTACCGTCTCTCGATAATTGGTGCTCTTGCTGTGGGAATTCTCCCCGGCAAGCGCAAGCACTAGAAGTGCTTCCTGTCGTGAGACAGCACCAACATCTCATAAGACGTCAACAGATAGGCGTCCAAAGGAACTAACATGGCATTCTCAGACCTCACACTCGCAGATGCTGACGGCACAAATCAGTCTTTCGTTGTTCAACAACGCTTTGCAGGCGGAGTTGATTTCATCGAATCTGATGCTACTGTCGACAGTACAAGAAAGATCGCCGTGCGGCATTCCAATGCCGCACCTTCCGTGCTGAAAGGTGCGAGACCGGCTCGCCGGCACCTCGCGCAATTCACGCAGGAAGATTATAATGCTACGCTTGGAAAAACGGAAAAGACCACGTTAAACGTGACACTTGTCGTTGATCCAGGTGCTAGCATTACTGAGGACGAACTCTTTCATCTGAGAGCTTTCCTCGTTAACTTCTTAACTGAAGCTAACGTTTCGAAACTCTTGAGGGACGAAGCCTAGCTTCGTCGCTTTGATAACTTCACAATGAAGTGAAGAGATCAGTGTGTGGTCTTGCCATGCGGAGGTTTTACCCAAATGGGGAACCATAATAGCCGTGTCGAGGTATACCTCGGTGTTATCCGAAATCTACTCGACGACATAGCCACCATGATTCAGAGCTCCTCTGCTCTCCTTGACGGGATAAATGTCAGTCGCGAGTTATCTCGTGACTTATCATATGTCCAGTCAAGGTTGGGACACGAGGGGTTGCCTTTTCTCACTGTCACCCTCCCCCGACTAGGGAAGTGGTATGACAATGGGATAGCAACCTCGAACTTCGGGGATCCGCCTTGCGGCTTCAAACCGTATTGCGACGTAAAATCGAGTGATCTCACGATTACTTGCCCGTTGTTCTCACGACTATTCATGCTCGTGTTAGTGTCTCCAAGCGTCACCGACCCAGATAAAGCTCGAGTGATTCGAGCCTATAGATCCCTCTTCTACCTTTATTACAAGTTAGAAGTTCCATTCACTCCGGAGCAACTTGATGTTGCCCTTGAAGCTTGGAAATCAAATGAGTTAGAGCTAGCAGAATTCTGCTTCCCTGACTATTATGATAAGGATCTCACTGATGTTAGAGAAATTCTAGCATCGGTGAACTGTGATGAGAGCTGCTTTACGCAGATAGTCCCTCGTCACGGGCCTGGGGCGGTCGCCGGTGGAGAGGATTCGGAGGGAAAATGGGCTTCTGCCCATTACATCCCTACTCTTCACCGCGTGTACCCGAGGTATGATTATTACTTCGGGTTTCGCTCTCGTGGTCGTATATCCAGCGATATGTGTGGTGAAATACTAGCCTTTGTGAAAAGGTCCGAGGTGCGAGAAGCAGTGTCAAAACTGATTTTCGTTCCCAAGGATTCTCGCGGTCCTCGCACGATTTCGTGTGAACCTAAAGAACTAATGTTTCTCCAACAAGGGGTTGCACGGAACCTTATGGTTCTGTACCACTCCCTTACGCATGGTCGGATAAATTTCATCGATCAGACCGTAAATGGCTCTCTCGCTCGGACATCGAGTCTGAGTGGAGAGTTCGCCACTGTTGATCTGAAAGATGCATCTGACCGGGTGTCCTTAAAGTTAGTGGATCTTCTCTTCCCAGATTGGGCGTTGAAGTACCTGCATGCTTTGAGGTCACATTCGACCAAATTGCCAGACGGGACGTTGTTTGAGCGTCACGCTAAGTACGCACCTATGGGTTCAGCTCTTTGCTTTCCCATTGAAAGTGTCGTATTCTGGTCAATTGCTGTTGTTGCCGGAATTAATTCCGGTTTAACAGAGCGAGAGGCTAGGGTGTCAACGTACGTTTATGGGGACGACATAATTATTCGTCCTTACGTGTTTCAAGAATTCTTGAGACTCGCGTCAAAGTTTGCTTTAAAGGTAAACGTTGACAAATCGTACATTGAGGGTCCTTTTCGCGAAAGCTGTGGTGTTGATGCCTGGAAAGGCTACGACGTCACGCCCTTTCGGATCAAAAAGGACATATGTGGTCGATCCCTCGGCGGCCCTCTTGCCGCTGCCATATGTGAATATGCCAGCACTTGTTTTGGTAATAATTACACCAAAACTGGCAATTACTTACATAAGTACGTCTCTTCTGTCTATCCAGGTATTCCTGTTGTTAGACATGGAGATTTACCATGTTTGCATGTAGTGAATCCCTTAACAGATCTTGATCTAAAAGATCAAGTACGGTATGGGTACTCACTTGAGGCGTGCCGCTGTTGGGTAACAGGTTGGGTCTTATCAGACCCTAAAAAACCAGTTACTTTAACAGGTCTTAGCAGACTCCTACGCGCCTATTATGGCGATTGGGAGGTGCACGATCCGTCGCAGGTAGTCGTTCCTAGAGCGACTAAAATCCGGAAACGGAAAGTTCTAGTGGAGTGGGGTAAGAACTAGACATAGTTCAAACTCTTGTACGGAG